TGGCAAAGGTGTGGGTACGGCTTTGTACGAAGCATGGTCCAAGGCGAATGAGGGAAATGTCATTCCCTCTGGTAAAACGTCTCCTGCTGCTTGGTCTGTGCAAGGGAGCTTTCACCTTCAGCCATGGTCTGATCCTCAATGGCTTGACGAATCTTCTCAATGGCAGGATCGTTTCTACCCAATAGGTCCAGCATAGTGCTGTACATACTTTGCAGATCAGTCTTGTTTTGTGAGCCACGAACTGTGTGATCGAGAGCCTTGTCCACCACCAAGTCAGGGAACTGCTTCAGCAAAGCCTTTGTTTGGCTTTCCAGACCCATCTTAGTGTTGTCTGCAAGGTACCACACCAACTTACCATCAGCATCATGCACAGGGCGACGGAAGTCCCCCTTCCAGCGGCTAGACAAGTAAGCCTCTTTGGGGCTAATAGGTTCCTGCCCTTTTGCCAAGCGTGCCTCGTTCTGTACATCCAAGGTACGGTCAAACAAATCGCGCATGTTACGGTAGGCTTCCAGCTGTTTAACAGAAAGATTCTGTGCCAGCACATCCCCATCATAACGCTCACCATTAAACATCTCGTCTTTGAACAGCGTGTGCAGCTCATCAATTTCCAGCTTAGGGAGTTTACGGAGAGAGGTCTCAGCAGGGAAGACGTTGTTGCGAATGTTCAAGTCAGCACGTTTCAGAGCATTCTGAACAATTTCCGAGGCAGCCTTGATGGCAGCCGAGCCTGTCTTCATAGCAGCACTTGTAGCACCACTCTGCATGTACGTCCAGAGTTTTCCATCCTTTGGTTCAGCCAAGGCTTTAGCCAAGACTTCTGCAATGTTGGGGTTCTCCGGGATGAACGTACCATCCTCACTCTTGACAAATGAGTTATCAATATCTACTTGCTCTTTTTGTCCCAAAAAAACACCACCGCCTTGTTTCTTCAACAGGGCAGCCCGAGCTTGTACTCGTTGAGCCACTTCTGGATCAGGGATGTTACCCAAAATCAGTTGTGGGTCAGCCCCACCAAGAATACGTTGAGCTTCTTGGTTGACAAACTTATCTACGCCTCCGGGTAAGTTACGTTTCCATTGCTTCCAAGCAGCAGGAGACGTTTTACCAGAGGGAATGACATTTCCCTCATTCGCCTTGGACCATGCTTCGTACAAAGCCGTACCCACACCTTTGCCACGAACATCGTCTTGGACTTTTACCATGTCCACAGAAGCATCCTCACCCAATTTGGTACGTTGCTCTGGAGTAATGTTAGAGCGAAGGTAGCCAACTTCCTTGTCTCCAATTTTAGCAACAAAACCATCTTCAGTGGCTTCTACAACCACTTTCTTGTTACCAATGAGCAGTCCCCCGCCTTGCTTACGCATTTTGGCATTAAACCCTTTGAAGTTATCACCACTAGCCGCAGCAATGTCGGCTTGCATCTTGGCAGCTTCCATTGGACCATCAGCAGGCAACTCACGGCCCATCTTGGTCTTCTTGAGAGCCCCACGTTTCTGTGCCCAACCCATAGAGTCAATGGCCTCGGTCAGGTGGATCGCCGCTTCCGGGTCAGTGCGGTTTACAACCTTCTCACCCAACTGTTCATACCCCATGATGTTGCGATCCATTGGTAGAGGAGCATTGGGATCACGACCAAACTCAGGAGTCGCCAACTCATCACCCCACAGATTGCGCTGAAGGGGGTTCTGCATGTTCTGTGCATCCATGGAGAGGTCTACCTTCAAGGGCATACCGTTCTCATCAATACGCCAGTCACCGGGCACAGCCTCATAGGGGCTGATGCCACGCCCTTCTACAGCAGTCTCGAACAAGGGCAGCTGACCGTCCAATCCCTCGTTAGCAACAGCTTCTGGAGGCATTGTAGGACGTTTCTGTAGCTGCTGTGCAGTCCAAGTACCCGCATCTCCCTCTGGAGGGAACGACACAGCACTCTGCTCACCCGTGCGCTGCTGATTAATAAACTCATCGAACACCCGAGCCCCCACATCTACTTCAGGTGCTGGGGGTTTTTTTGTGCCCGCTGCGCGAACAGCGTCAATCTTTTTGTTACCTGTTTTAGGACGCTCCCCCATCACACCTTGTGTGACACCACCAATCAGAGCATCTTGAACACGGCGGCGTGGGTCATAAGGATCGTAGGCTTTCTTTGTTTCATCCTTAGTAGCCAACACTTGTGTCAAAGCATCTGATCCAGCCCCCATTGACGTGTTAGTAACAGCGCCAATAGCACCACGGCCAAGGACTGTTTTAGCAGCAGCCATGGGACCCAGCCCTGCGGCATTAAGTGCAGCATCCCCTAGTGTGGCCGGAATGGCTCTAGAGAGTGGTTCATTCCTTTTGACAAGGTCCATACCTTTTTCAGCAGCACCGCCCAGTAGAGCCGGAATCTGGGCAGGGAGGGTTAGAGCCAAAGCACCAATGTCCTGTCCCAAAGAAGTCTCTAGATTGTCTGGGTTGGCCCACTTCTCACGGGCAGCACGGTTGGCATCCATTTTGCTAAAAATAGCGTCACGATCTTCCTCAAAACCCAGCAAACCTGCAAGGCCACCAGCAGGCAAACTAATAGCACTTTCAATAGCGTTACCTGCGCTAGCTAGTGATTTCTTAACAGCCGTACCAATTCCTGCCTTTTTCTTAGGCTTTTCCACTTCGTCAAACTGATCGAAAGGGTTGTTACTAGCATCAAATTGATCGAAGGGATTTGCCATTTATTTTCCTAGAATTGATTTAGAAGCACCAGCTCCATATTTTTGGTCAAAGGCCTGAGCCAGTGCTGGATTCTTTTTAAGGTGCTCAGCAGCAGCGGGAGGCACCTGCACTTTGGGGGCCACGGCCGGGACAGCGGGGCTAAGAGGGGCCTGAAAGACTGGGGCCCTAGGGGGAGTGGTCGGAAGACCTGTGACGGCCCCTTGATCCACCTTACCTACCAGCGGTTGGGGTTTCAGACCTTGAGCCAACTGTTCCATGACAGAAGCAGCTTGTTGGTATCGTGTAGCACCCTCAAAGTCACCAGCAATTTGAGCCTGCATTGCGGCAGCGCCAAAAGCTACCGCTGCTTTGTCAGGAGGAACCTTACCATTTTGCACGGCAGTGAACACATCCTGAATCCCTGTACCAGAGCCAGCACCCTTAGCAGCAGCACGGGCACCGACAAGAGCTTGGGCAGATTTAGCGCGCTGTGCCTCAAGAGCAAAATCATGCTTGCGATTCTTATCCGCTTCGCCTGCTTGAAACTTCTGTGTATCACGTAGCTTTAAAAAGTCTTTGTGCATACGCAAGATTTCTTCACCTTGAGCACGGAGCTTGGGGTCGGGGCTATATGCCCACTGCTGCCCCTGAATTTCCATCATATCCAAGTCAGACTGTTTAGCAGACTTGATATACTCTTTCTGTTTAGCATCCAGTTGCAGACCCTGTGTAGCAACATCAATACGAGATTTGACACCAGAGGAGTCAGCCTCGTAACCCAGCTTGCGGTTGGTGATCCGTTGATTTTCCAACTTGAGGGGGTTGTTCTGCTCATCAAAAAGATTGGCTAGTTCGTTCTTCTTAACGGTCTGTCGCTCTTGCGTAAGCTTTTCAGTTTGAAACTGTTTAGCAAGGTCCATTTGGTTCATACCGTAGTGTGTTGCCAACGGACCTCCACCAAACCAATTTGCATATTGGTCGTATTTAGGTAGTTCCATACAAATCCTTAAACAGAGTAACTCACACCGGAACCATTGCTATCCATGTACAAAGGAGTAGAAGAGTTGTTAGAAAAAAGATTACTCAATCCATTTTTTGCGTAATCAAAGAACCCACTATCTCGTCCCATAGCATACAAAGCACTTAGATTTTGCTCTCGTCGTGTTTGAGCTACTTGTTGGGCGTCCATATTAGATTTGGCAATATTTGGACCATACTGAGCAGCCATTTGTGCCAACTTAGCCTGAAGCTCCACTTCACGGGGACCGTATTGACTACGACGACCTGCCGCTGCATCCCTACGTTCCAGTTGCTGCCTCATTTGCTGCGAGTAAGCACTGTTTTGTCCGAACATACTGTTCAAGTCCTGTACATTACTCTCGGCATTCTTAGCCGCCCGGTTGTTTTGGTAGAGTGACCCCAATCCAGCGAGGGCCCCGCCTAGGTCAAAGTCCCCGCCGCCAGTGCCTTTTGAGATGGTGTTATCTTGATAACCACCAGCGCCAGAAGTAGCCTTGCTACCTAGATAGCCACCTGCCATGGCTCCCAAAGGACCGGCAGCTGCACCACCAATAGCAGAACCAAAGGTAGAACCAACTCGGCTGCTAACGTCTTTTCCTTGATAAGCGTCTGCGCCAATACCAGCAGCGGCACCCAACAAACCATTACCTGTAGTGGCACTCACAATACCCTGTGCTAGACCACCGTAGTTTTTGTTCTGGGCTGCTTGGTAGGCATCATAACCTAGAAGACCCACACGACCTGCTGGAGTGGTAGAAAGGGCTGCACGGCCAAGGCCTTTGATGAATTTACCAATGTCCTTTTCCCAAAACCCTTGTTCCTGTTGCTGACCACCAAAACCAATCCCAGTGTCAGCATAGGGGTTGTTAGGCATTTGTAGGCCATAAGACCCGTCAAATGTCAACCCCGTGCCACTGTTCTGAGAGTATAGATCACCAAGAGAATAGGAAGTAGTCCCGAGCATGGGAGTTCCATAGAAGGGATCGTAAGAAAACATTTGGTCAGTGGTACCTTGCATACCCTGACCGCCTCCCGAGTTAGTGTCAACACCACCAAAATAACCATCAGAGGGGCCACTGAGGCCCAGCCCCGAAGACCCCCCAGAAGTACCTAGACCAAGACCACCATCGCCGTAGCCAAGATCACTACCCAAACCATAATCTGCCATTTTGTTTCCTTTACGGCTTTGTTGTACCGAGGTCGGTTATAACCAAGACCCCCACATTATTAACAGTAATTCTCCAATAGTGTGGAGTTGCTTGTGTGTCTTTCAACACTAGGCCATTTGTGGCATCGTCTACAATGACATCGTCTACCGTATCTACACCACGAGAGCTTCGTGTAGCAGTGGCTTCTGTGTACTGGGGGGCTGTTAGCAATCTACCAACTTGTGCATTAGACAAGTGGTTAAACTCACCTGTTGTTCCCCCTTGAATGCTTTGCAGGTTGTTGTGGGCCCGTGTTGCTAGGTCCGTTAGGTTACTCCCAGCAAAGTTGATGTTACTCCACAACACGTTGATAGACCCTGTGTTAACCAGCACCCTCAAACGCTCATACCAGTCGTTCCAGAAGGAGTGTCCCGGAGGAACCCCTACCGGAGTGGGAGGAAGTAAATCAGCCATTATCTATTCCCAATGTTGTAGTCTACTTCAAAATGATGTAGTTTTAGAGGATGGTTGGACGTCTGTGTAAAACGGAAAGCGCGTTCCACAAAAGTACCTAGTCGGTGGAGAGTTGGTCGCCTGTCCGTTAGGTCAACCGTACGGGCGGGTTTGAACGTTACATAATCATTATCTGTCCATGAAATACTCAAAGACCCTGCACCAGCTTTGTCAGTGACTGCCATCAACCTAGCCATAAATTTATTGTGGTAGGTGTCAAACATCTCCTTGTACGTTTGCACCTCTACCGTGAAGTTGGTACCCACATCTTGGTAAACGTTTGGATTGAAAAAATACAAAGACGTTCCCGTTGTTGGAATAAGAACAGAGACATTACCAACCCCCGAACGTGGTACCATCATAGCCGCTTGTAGGGCAAAAATGTTTGTTCCCTGAAAAGCCAAACGAGTCCATATCTTTGTTTCAAGGTCCATCCAGTAGGTTATAGAGCCCACAGAGAGGACGTAAAAATCATGGCCCCCGTTGGTAACAATGGCTCCGTTAAACGCCGTGTGGGGCTGTATAAACCGCCGTAGAGGGGGATTGTCAAGGGAGTCCATTTTCCAGTCTTCCATGACGTACACTTCAGGAGCAGTGTTCTGTGTCTGTCCAACAAAATACATCTTGTTTAGATGGGTAGCCAAACCACCCAAGTACCCGACGTTTTTAACAGGAGTGTCTACTCGTTTTAGCGGACTAGCTGTTTCCACAGCAGCGTCGTAAAAGAATTCAATTGAAGCAGTGCCTAGAGCTAGGATGTAGTTGTTCAACCTAGTGATACGAATTAACGTGTCAGCAATCATCTCAGCAGAAATAAAGTCACCTGCTGTGTACACAAGAGGAGCGTTTAGGTTGCTGTTGTAGATGTCAGACGTTCCACTCTTTACCATGAAAAGGTACCCATCTAGAAACACCACATGGGGATTAAACGGTGTGGGTTGATCGACACTAGTACCAGTCACCACAGTGTTTGCAGCATCAATGGTCACTAGACGAGTACCGTCAGCAGCCACAATGTCTGTTGAGCCTGTGTCGTACAAGAACTCACAAAAACCAACGTCTCCGGTAGTACTCACAAAAACATCTGTTAGAGTGGTTACAAGGGCTCCAGTAGACCCAGTAATCACTGCGATATCGTTACTGTATGCAACAAAGAGTTTGTCTTGGTCTTCCCAGTAATAGGCCCCACGGGGAGGCCCACTAGGTAGAGTGTATCCAACAGACGAGGTGCCATCCCTCTTAACAAAGTGAAGGTCCTTGTCTCCTGTAGCACGATCAATCACTAGGTCAAAGAATCCATTCAATGCCACGGTATCTTTGGTGCCAGTAGCGTCTCGGTTACGAAGGGCCCAAGCAGACTTAATCTCTTTTGTCTGGTAAGTACTTTGCGAAGGTGCCTTTGAAAAAGCCACATCAATCTCCAAAAGTTAGGAGATAATCTTGGGCTTTTTTTAGTAATTCAACATTATCGTTAAAATTACCCAGCCCACTATTACACCGGTTGCACAATAAACCACGCACTTTTCCTGTCGTATGACAGTGGTCTACACATAAGGGGCGAACGTCTCCCCTACTATTTCTAGTACTCTCCTCATTATCACAAATTAAACATTTATTGTTTTGAGCAACAATCATGTCTAGATAATCAGATGCTTCTAATTTATAAAGACGTTTTACAAGAGTCAATCTATTCTGATGTGCCAAACGCTCTCTATTATCTTCATTATATTTTTTAAAATACTCAGAGTTTTCTTTATTCCAGACACGTTTTCTTGCTTTATCTTTTTCTTTGTCTTTATAAGGCATTACCTATCTCCACGGTCAGGGTAGAAGTTAACAGAAGCGTCCTCTGTACCAGCACTCAAAGCAGTTACCAAACGTTTCTCCGCTTGTTTTTCAAACCACCGCCGATCCTCAAGAGGAAGGCTGTAGTCATCCGACTTAACATGAGTTAGTTGGTAAATAACAGCGTTGTACCACTCTTGTGGACAATCCAGAGTTTCTGTACCAGTGGTAAACTTATAGAGAGGTTGTTGGTAGGTGATGTAAATCGAACTACCTGCGGGAACACTGGCGTCAGGTGTAGGCCAAACAGAGAGGACACCGTAGTCAACGAAAGGCTGGTACGACACTTGAACCGGAGTACCCGAAGTGGTTACAGGTAGGTTGTTGTAGTCATAGTGAGCAAGGACAACCATGTTTAGACGTGTAGCACTACCAGCAACGCTCAAGTTAGCTTGGGAGAGTTTGAACGGAAAGGGGGCATTGACTGCTCTCCCTTCTCCAATGACATACTCTCGTTGGCCTGTCACAAGAGGTACCGACAGTTCTGCACGTTTCCAAAGAGGCATACCAAGAGTCTGAAACTCAGCCAAAATGGCATTCAAATCATCTACAGCATCTGCAATTTGAGTTGGAGAGGCCGTGTCTCCCTCACCAACCACCCCCAGTTTGCTGAGAGCTTTGCTGATGATGGAGTCTCTCGACATTGACCAAAGGGTAGTTGTTGAAGTAGCCATTTATTTTGAAACTCCGTTTTTCTTTTCGTATGTGCGTAGAGTGCCTAGACCGAGCATACCACCCAGAACTGTGAGCAAGATGTCCGTGTCCACTTGTGGTGGCGGTGGAAATCCGTAGATACCACTGAGCCACACTAAAACGTAATGTAGCACTGCTGCGTACGCTAGGCCAAAGCCTCCGACCCAGCCAGCAAAGGGCCTCCATCCAGAAACAAAGATAGAGGGGTTTGTAGCCTCTTTAGCGTTGATCTCTAGCTGTCCTATTACCTTCTGTAGATCGCCTGCCTGAGCCATCTTAAATAGCTCTAGTTCAGCTTCTGCTTTCTTTTGTGGATCAGGCATCCAGCGGTCAATCAGTTGTTTGCCCAGTTCAAAGATTGGGCCTAAAAGAAGAGGGTTCATTTAATCTTCCTATGAGATAATAGATCAATAGTCGCAAAGTAGAGCCGCCTCCCAGCCCCATTGCGCAGGGTTTGTGCCGGTCCAGACCAACTGGAAATTGGTCGGGGTTTGCCCAACGATTTGCGGGACCGACGTGATACCGGCTGTATATGTGAACGCCGCAAAGTGGGTCGGCGTACCGGCTAATCCGTGCGCGATATTTGCGCCGGGTGCTATGGCTGGAGTGACCCCTCGGGATCGCGTCACATAACCAGAATTGTCCTTTACCCGGATGCCCGCGAAGTTGCCAGCAACACCCGACACGCCGGGGTTTATGCCCTTGCTGAACGTGTTTCCCGCCCACAACCCAATCGACCCTGAAACGTGGTCAATGTCATATGCGCCCGCCGTGTCTATGAAGCTGTTGCCCGAGTACTGAGTGTGCTGGGCGTTGGATCTAATGCAAAGACCATTCGACGAAAATTCGTTGTCTTTGATGATCGTCTGAGTCAGCCCGAAGGAGGCGTTTACATCAATAGCGGTTCCCCACTGGTTGAACTCGTTGCCCGCGATCAGAGAGTCAACACAGCGCGATCCTAGGTATAGGGCCTTTGAGCCTGCCACACTAGAACCGACGAATTTTATCCCCTCAAACCGCAAACTTTGATTACCAGCCACATCGTCGGCCTCAATGCCTATCAGAGCGCCCGCAGTGTTTCCAATGAATCCTTTTCCTCCAAATCTTGAGCTTGTGTTGGCCCCGGTCAGCTTAATTGCGCCGACCATAAAACCTTCAAAGTGGAAGCCGGTCATGTCCGATTCTGGCGCATCGTTCAAATAGGCACCCCAGGTTCCACCATCACAAACCACGTCCCGGTATCTACCCCATTTCTGCCGAATTCGGTAATGTACGCCAGTAGGGTTGTTCGAATAACAGTTGTAAACGTAGTTGTGCCCCGTCACGTCCCCAGCCGTCACGCCCAACACGAAGGCATCACCACCCACGCCAAAAACATTGCAGCGGATCAAATGCACGTTGCTGCATTGGTCAATGACAAAACCTGCACCACCCGGAAACTCGGTGCGATGGCTCGAAACCGCGATGTTTTCAGTGGGTGCACCTTCCTCGTAGGCAGACGCACCGATTTTTTCAATGGCGTTCCCGGTGTGAGCCTTGAAGATGATTGATCCATAGGCCCATGCTGCACCGGGGTCATAGACTGATTGAACCGTGGGACTCTCACCAATCACCCTGACCTTAATAGGAATCGACCATGTGGAGGTCATCTTGTACACCCCGGCAGGTACAAACAGAGTCTTTTTGGCGGTGCTAGCTGCCGTGGCCGCGGCATTCATGGCGGTTGTGTCATCTGCCACACCATCTCCCACTGCACCAAAATCTTTAACACTCAAAGTCTCTTTAGATTTTCGGTAAACAACGTCGTCTACGTCGTTCAACCAATCCGCTTGAACAACTGTCCCATTTACAAAATCAGTCGTTGCCATTATTTGTCTGCCTTCTCATCAAGTTTATCGTAGATACGTTGGAGCATCCCACGTAACTCTAGGAGGTCCCCTCGCCATTCTGTCTTAGGGACATAATCTTTTGCAATTTCCTCCCTAAGTTTAGAAAGGTCCGCTTTAAGGTCTTTTACTGCATCCCACAACTGCCTAGCAAACCAGCCAGTGACTGAGAGGGCTAGGCCCATGGCCCAGTTTAATATTGCTTGATACTCTTCCATTACAGTCCCATTTTTATGTTTAGTAGAAGTGGGTACGGGAGAGAAGCCTCCCCCGCACGCATACATCCAGCAGTACCTAATCCCACGTAGCCCGAAGATTCCCAGACAAAACAGACATTTTTAAAATCATCTTGTGGTCGTGGACGAGTCCACTCAGGGATAGCTTTCTCTGGTCTAATTTTAATAAAGTCTTGCTGGTTTCTGGTTTCAAAGTCTTTGTCACAAACCATCAAACCTTGCCAGTCTTTTCTGAGTTCTCCACTCTTGAACTTAAAACCACAGCGGTCGCAAATTACGTTGTACTGGCTAGATTTGAAATAACTCATGATTACTTTTCCATTATCAATAAGAAAGAGAAAAATCTCCAAGACGTTTCCAACTACCAGCAGCGGTGCCCAATCCTACAACAGGACCCGCTGTACCCAAAGTACCCGCAGCAGCGTTAGTATTCCAAGCAGCACCACCGTTAACACGGTTTAAACCAGCCTGTGTAATATCAACGCGGCGTTGTTGGGCAAACAGGTTAGCAGTGGCACCACCAGTAAACGCAAAGGGAGCGGTGCTAGCACTGTTGAGAGTAGCATCCTCGACAATGTCATAAACTTGTCCAGCACCTCTCAAGTCATACACCGTACCAGAAGTGTTTTCAGTATGCTGATCCACCAAGATTTTAATACCAACGTTCAAAATCACATTTTTACAGTTAGCACGGACATGGTTTCCAGACAACTTCAACACAGGAGCGTTTGTTAGTGGTACAGCAGTGTCTCCCCACACGAGGGCATTGCCGTTGTTGCTGCATGCCTCAACCGTCAGGGTTCGCACCGTGCAGGCGTTCCAGTAGACCAATTGCGACGATCCGTTATTCGGGTTCGAAGGCGTGCAGTTTCGCAGCGTCACATGGTCAACCGTTCCGCTTGTCAGGCCCAGCAGTGTGCAGCCCAGGCCCCCAAATGTCGGGGTTACGTTGTCGAGGAGCATTTCTCGGATCGTCATGCCGCCCGTCGAGAAAGCTGTCCCGTACTGAGCCACATGCGGGCTTGAATCCTTGATGCTCAGCTTGCCGATGGTCACCCCAGCCGCACCACCAATGAGGATTTGAGGGCCGCCGTTGTTGGTCTTGAAATTGCTGATGACCACGTTGTCTACAGTCCAGTCGCCCGCCGTGCGGTTGAATGTGAGCAAGCGGCAGAAGTTCACACTGGTGCCGATCATCTCGGGGGAGTTGATCTCAACCGTCTTGAGGGTCGGGTCGCCAGTGACCAGCAGCAGAGAAACGTAGTTGATCGACTCGTTGCGGTTCTGTACGCCGCAGTCGTCAATCTTGAGCGAGCCGACAAACACCGGCTTGTCCAGGTTGTAGCGAACATCAGGACGCCCCGTCAGGCGCTTGATAAACACGGCGCCAATGTCGGCCTTACAGCGCACGCGGCGGTAGGTAATGTCACCGAACCACCACCGGGTTTTACCGAAGATCGCAGCACCGCCACCCGTTTGCGGGTTCTCAGAGAACACATCTTCAACAATGACGTCTTCGAACTCGCCTTCACTCATCTCCATGCCGAGTTCGTAATCACCCGTAGTCAGACTGGTGAAGTCGTCATAGCTGTAGCCGTAGACCTTGCTGATGCGGCCCCGACGAATCGGACCCTGGAAGTGGCAACCGTCCCGGCGTGGGTTGTTGATGCGCAGCCATTCAGCGTCCCAACCGCATTGGGTGCCGCCTGCGATCGTCATGGCATAGCCGAGGGTGTCCACGACTGCGCCACTGCCTTTGATGTAGGTGTTAAACACACTGGAAAACGCTACGCCCATGGTCGGCACATCGTTGGACACCGGCATGTTGTTGACGCCGTTTCCGTCTAGCGTGCCATCGATGATGAGGCGAATATTTTTGTTCGCCGTCTTGCCCATCACCGATGCAAAGTAGGTGTTTGCAACTGCTGGTGTTGCTGCTGGTGTGCGCTCCAGCAGCACCGTGAAGGTGTTTGCATCAACCACCGAAGCCACGAGGTACGCGCCGTTGTAGCCGCGTGTGGCAGAGCCGTGAAGCAGCACAGCATCGCCAACCGATTTGCCATGCGCAGGCCATCCAACGGTGGCAACGTGTGCCACAGCGGCCACCGTGATTGCAGTAGATGCAAGAGGCTTGGCGCGGTTTTCGATCATGCCGCGCAACTCGGTCAGGCTCTTGAGTCCGGCAGGCCATTTGATCGTGCAGCCGGGCATGATTCGGAGCGTCGTGTCGTCATCCATGACCAGCGTATTGCCCAGCTCAAACACGCCATTGCCCCACACCAAGATCTCTTTGTAGCCGCCGTCGAGTTGAGTCTGGATTGCCGCGCGGACTTGCTCGCCGGTCATCGAGGGCGTGAGCACGACGCTCTGAATACCTGTTGCGCCACCCGCGACCCCCACCTCTTGCCAAACAGAACCAGTACTAAAATACTGAGAAACAGACAACGCTTCCCCAATGAGGGCACCCCGTCCGGGAAAAGCACTAGCAGGAAAAGACCGTTCCAGTTCTACAAGAGAAGAGAACGTTCCCAAAAAACCTTTATTTGACATATTTTTCCTTAAGCGTCAAAGGTGACAATGGCTTCGGCACCAGTGCCCACGACTTCAACAGTAATACCATTTTCTGCTTTAACTGGATAAGAATACTCCATTGAAGAGGTCATACCTACCGCGTTGGTTTTTAGTTTTACCAACACTTTACCAGAAGCCGTAGAAGCATTATCATACACACTTACAGTAGCTGGATTAGTACCATCTCCCGTAAGAGAAATACTTTTCAAATATGTTTTACTGTTTTTAACAACAGTTGTTCCCGCAGCGAGAAGACCACTAGAGACAGCAGTAGAAAGATTCATAATTTTCTCCAAAAGAAAAGGGGCACGAAGGCCCCTTTGTTAATCATCCACAGCTTCGCCAGGGCCCGGCAGGAAATAGTCAAGAGAGACATAACCAACACCGCCTGCGGTGGAAGAACCAACACCGTAAGTCACGATGATGGCCTTGTCAGAATCCACCGGGGTAAATACACCAGTGCCTGTAGCCGTACCCGGATTGGTCAAACCAACCGAGGTAGTACCCAGAGCAAATGCGTTTACAAGTGCGGTGGCACTGCCAGCAAATCCCACAGAAACTGAAGAAGCTCCTGTGACAGCTGCTGTTGCTTGGTAGATATGAATACCCACAACCACAGCCCCTTTTGGCAACCAAGCTTTTATCGTACCAGAATCAGTACGAGCAAAAGGAATGATTTTTGTTTGGAGGCTACGTGGTTTTGGATAGCTGAGGTTAGGATTGCTTACTGCCATAGAGTTTGTTCAAAAAGCCCCCGAAGGGGCTCTCTGTCTTTAGGCACCAGCAGAACCGTACACACCACGCCAGTCAGTCCAACCGAACGAATAACGAGCCGTTGCCTTGAACTTAGCGTTCTCGGTGTCGAAATCATTATCCATTTCAAAAGCATCACCACGACGCTCGAAATACTTCGGACCATGTTTAACGTTGGTACGAATGTACCAAGCATCCGTGTCCGTCAGGTAGTGGTTCGTTACAACTTTCGGAATCACGCCAAGGGTCTTCAGTGCGTTCAGATCATTCAGATCAGTACCCACTCGGCCATCCGAAGCAAGAATACGCTTGGCCTCAAACATCAGCTGACGCGGGATGATGAGAGTTTCAGGACGCACAGCAATCAGCAGACCAGCATCGTTAGTGAAACCAGCAATGTCGATACATGCTTGTTCCAGAGAAGCTTCCGACAAGTCGGCAGCCGTAGCGATGATGTTGCTCTGAGTACCACCCTTGATGTTAGCGTGGTTGTTTGCAATCATTGCAACACCGTCGCCACCAAGATAAGAGCCGCTGAAAGCGCGGTTGTACACGTTAGCACCAATGATTTCCTTGGTCTGACGCATAGAGAAAGCAAGGCCTTCTGCTTTACGCTTACCAACGATGTCATACTGGTCGTCTTCCATCATCTCACGAGTGATGACAAAACCCAGTGCAAACACAGCGTGTTGGTACCGAGTAATGAAGCCCTGACGTTCGCTGTCATACGAAATCGGAGCACCTTCACTCTTCTGGACAGCAAGACCGAAGCCGGAGGTACCGACATCCTCTTCCCATGCTTTGCCGGACGAGTGCTTCTCGAACAGCGACGTGTACTCTACTGGATACTCGTCATATGCTTTACCGTACCAAGCGTTAACGCCGGGCCAGAGGGCCTTTGCAAAAGAGCCACTATTAATCACACCAG